CCGCTCCCCGCGCTCGCCATGCCCCCCTTTCGTGCCGAGGGGGCCGCCCCCGCCGTGGGGGGGCCGTCTCAGCGCGTGAACTCAGAGGTCCAGGTCGTCGATGTCCAGGGCGTCCACGTCGAGCTCGACGGCTTCCTCCACGTTCTCGGCCGTGGCAGGCTGGGCGGAGGCCTCGGCAGGCTCGTCGATCTCGTCGGCCATGGGGTCGTCCTCGGGCTCGGCCTTGGCCGGCTTCGTGGCTCGGAGGTACTCGCGCACCTCGGACTTGACGCGGCCGTTGTAGGGCTCGCCGTCCTCCACGAGGATGTCCACGGGGCGGCCGATCAGGCTCTTCGGGTTCAGGGCGATCTTCTTCTTGGCGATCTTGACGCCGAGGGCCTGTAGGAACGCGGCGGACCGGAACATCGCCTTCTCCGTCTGCGGGAGGCGGTCGATGATCTGCTGGCCGGCGTGGGGGCCCTCGATGATCTCCAGGTAGACGACGAACATCGCGTTGCCGGCCTTGGAGGTCGTCTCCTCGAAGTCCGAGACCTCAGCGTGGTAGGTACCGGGGGCGACGTGGGCGGTGGAGGTGTCCTTGTAGTTGGTGAAGTCGAAGGTCAGAGCCATGAGATTTTCTCCTGTGTGGTTGGGTTACTGGGTGTTCAGTTGTCGGCCTTGGCCGACTTGGCGGCGGGCTTGCGCTCCGGGACTCCGCCCACTCCGAGGAAGCGCGAGAGCTTCTCCAGAGTCACAGGGTGGTCGCGTCCCAGGACGGACGGGACCTTCCCGCGAAGGTTGTAGGGGATACGGGCCTTGGTCCCGTACTCCGGGTCAGTGCCGAAGCGAACGATGTGCTTCAGCGAGGGGCCGTCGTCGCGGCCGGTGTTGTCGAGGTCCTCCTCGACGTCGGCGTAGATGATGTAGTTCGGCGTGGCGCGGATGATCGACTGGGCGCCGCGCTGGACGTCAGGTGAGCGGCGAACTCCGCCATTGATCTCGTCCTCGACCATCTTGACCTGAGCCGTCATGACGACATGCATCGGCTCGGGACGGTTGCCGTCGGCTAGGCCGTACCAGAAAACCGCCGTGTCGGTCATGATGTCGAGCGCCTGGCCCCACGTGCGCTGATCGGCCGGAGCGGTCCCCTGCTTGATCTCGCGGACCGCGGTCTCCGAGAAGCCCGTGAGGTAGCGCATCGTCATCTTCTGAAGAGCGGTGAGGCTGTCAAGAATGACGGCCTTGTAGCCGTGGCCGCCCTTGTCCAGGCTCCAGAAGATGTCGTCCAAGACGGTGACGCTATCGGGGCGGACCACGTCGATGTTCTTGGCGTAGGGGGCGTTCTTGAAGCTCTGCGTGCCCTTCTCCCCAGGCAGGTCGATGAACAGCGTCTTGCCCATCGTGGCGACCGTCGAGGCTAGGCTCGACTTGCCGGCCCCCTGTGCCCCGAGGATCAGCCACCGACCGTAGTCGGCTGCCTCCTCGTTCACGTCAACAATGTTGACGCCGGCGAAACTGGCCATTGAATTTCCTTCCGCTGTTTAGGTGGTGACTTAACTGTAGGTGTATGACGGCTGGCATTGCAAGTCTGGATGGCTACCTCCCGCTGTGAGACGGGTCACGGTAGCGGAGCCCGTACTCCTCCGGCGCGTACTCCCCGCCCGGCCCGCCGACCATCTGCGCGCGGCACAGGTCGGCGAACTCGCAGAACTGGCAGGCCGCCTTCCCGAAGTTCCGAGGCGCCTCGCCTCGACGGTCAGCGCGGACCCGCGTCCGGGAGATGTCCGAGCACGTGTCGGCGGCGGCCTGGAGGTGGGAGCGGACCAGATACGGGCTGACCGGGGTCAGGTGGCGGGAGAACCACTGCGAAACTACCTGCGGCGAGGTCAGTCGCTCGATCTCGGCCTCCTCGGCCGTGTAGGTCCCGGCCGCGCTCCCGTCCTTCTTCATGCCCTCGAAGGGGATGCCGTCGGCGCACCACTCCAGGTAGGTCCTCAGGTCGTAGTCCTTGACCGACGCGCTGAGCTTGCCGGCCTTGGTGATCTTGGGCGTCTTCGGTGCCTTAGACCGAACCCGGTCGAAGGCGACGGCGCGCGGGGCTGGGAGGCCCCACTCGGAGCAGTCCGGGGACAGGCCCCATGCGTAGAGCTGGACCTGACTGTCCATCATCTCGTCCAGACTCGTGACCTGCCCCAGCGTGCCGGAGGTCTTGCAGTCACGGACCACGACGATGCCTCGCTTTCGGTCCTGGTAGACCTCGTCCGCGTAGCCCCAGAGCGTGACCCCGGTGCCGGGCACCTCGCGCTCCCAGCGCTGCTCGACGGCGAGGACGGCCTCGTTCTCTGACTCCTCGGACCAGCGCTCACGCCACTCGGCGTAGACGTGGGAGAGGCGCTGCGGGAGAGGCTGGCCGAGCCAGTCGATCCAGACCTCGCGGGCGTCCTCACCGAGCCGGTCCCAGTAGTCCACGGCGGCGGCCATGACGTCCGACGGGGAGGCGTCCCACGGGAAGGCGGGCCCGGTGTCGGTGGTCTGAATCTCCTCGGGGTGAGCCTTCAGGGTGCCCTCGGCCACGCCCTTCGTGATCCGGTCCAGCGCTCGCACGGCGTGGAACCACGAACCGAAGTCGAGGGCCGGTGTGACCTCCGAGCTGGCGCGGCGCAGCCCGTCGATGTAGCGGTACTTCCACGCCTGGGGGCAACGGCGGTGGAGGGTGAGCGAGGAGTAGGTGGCCTTCTCGGCCGTGATGACGTCCTCCTCAGGACGCTGGGAGGGGCTCATGGTAACTGCTACTTCCTATCAGCGTAGATGTGATTCATAAGGGTCTTCTCCAGGTCCGTGCGGTCCTGGTAGGCCTGGAACACTAGGTCGTCCACAGTGTTAGGTGCAAGCGCGTACCAGAACGTGGTCGCGCTCTTCTGGCCGAGCCGGTTGAGACGGTCTCGGGCCTGAACTATGTCGTCGCGCTGCCACGGAAGCGAGGCGAAGATCGCGTTCCGGGCCGTCACGAGCTCGTTCACTGCGACCGACAGCGTCTTGATCTGAGCGACGATGACGAGCCGGGCCGGGTCATCGGACCCGAAGCGCTGCCGCATGGCGAGCCGGTCCTCCGGCTTCGTGGAGCCGTCGATCCGCAGGACAGTGGTCCGCTTGTCGGCGATCTCCTCCTCCAGCGCAGCGAGCTCTCGGGTGAAGGTCCCGAACACGACGATGCGCTTCTCGTCCTCCAGCGTGTCGTGGATCAGGGAGGCGATGGTCTTCGCCTTCGACCGCCCGATCTCACGCACCTCGCCAGCGTCGTCCGGGAGGTGACCTGCCGTGATCTGACGAAGGCGGGTCATGCGGACCAGACGGCTCGCCGCGGTCGCGGCGTCACCGCCGGGGGCGGCCTCCCGGATGTCGTCCTCCTCTCGGAACTCGACCTGCAACTTCGTGCGCATGTCCTCGTAGGCCTTGAGCTCCTTCGGGCTCAGGGCGACAGGGAGGACCGTATCGACGGCGTCGGGCAGGTCCAGGCACTCCTCCTTGATGGCGACCGATGAGCGCTCGCCCATGATCTCCTCAAGGCGGTCGAGGTTCTTGAAGCCGACGACCTCGTGCCCCATGTACCCGCCCATCTCGGCGTAGTCCTCCTTGAAGTGCTTGAAGGTGGCCACCCTCCTCTCTCCGTTGGGCTGCACCCGCCCGAAGGCCTTGGGGTCGAGGAACCGCCACTGCCCGTAGACGTCGAGCGGTGAGTGCGGGATGACGGTCCCAGTCAGTCCGATCCGGCGCTCAACACGTGAGCCGATCCGTCCCGCCAGTCGAGACGCGTTGGAGGAGACCGACTTGATCTTGTGCATCTCATCGATCACGACGAGGTCGGGGTCGAAGTCGGTGACGGCGCTGAGGACTACGTCGGCCATCGTCTTGGACCCGACCTGCCTGCGCTGCGAGAGCGTGTCCAGGTTGATCGCCTCGATCACCAGTCGCGGCTTGGAGTCCTCGAGGACGTCCGGGCCGGCCTTGGCCGCCATCTTCCGGTCCAGAACGACGCCATCTCGCCGGGCGGCCAACGCCCAGGACCGGGTGGCGTGGAGCGCTCGGACGTCGTCGCCGGCCCCGCGTCCTCGACCGCCAGTCGGTTTGGCGATCTCCTTACCGCCGCGCGAGCGGAGAGCCTCTACGCGCTGCATGACGGAGCCTCCGAGAGCCTCGGCCCAGACATTGACCTGCGGGCTGACCCACTTCGGGGCTTGGAGAGCCCACTGGTCAACGGCGGCGAGGGGACCAATCACGAGGACTCGAGCCTCCCGGCGCGGTGAGGCCAGCGCGAGCAGGGAGCAGTAGTCCAGCGTGACCGCGGTCTTCCCGGTACCGGGCTCCATGAGGAGAGCCCCGACGCCGCTGCAGGCGATGAGCTTGGTCAGGCCGCGCTTCTGGTGGGCGAAGCGGGGCGGCCCTCCGAACTCGAACTTAGCCACGGCTCTCCCCCGAGTACTCGCGCAGCAGATCAACCATGTCCACGGGCTCCCAGGAGAGGATCAGGTCTCGCTCTGGGTAGAGGAACCAGCTGGAGGCTACCCCCGGCTGCATCTCCGGATCGACGGGGGCGTAGTAGGTCTCCCCGTCTGAGCCGTACCCGAGGGAGAAGATGCCGGAGACCTTCTCGGCAGGATCGTTCCCCACCCCGCGCCGGCTAGCCCGCTTGATGTAGATGAGGTCGCAGCGCGGCCACGGGACGTCCAGCAGGACGCCGTCCCGGAACTGGAGCCCTGCGGAGGCGGGGGACGTGACCACGAGGCTGCCGTCGTCTTCGGCCAGGATCGCTGTCTCGGGATGCGTGGGGGAGGTCGGGCCCGCAATCTCCAGCTCCAAGGCCCCGGTCCCCCCGACCTCCCCCGTCACCATCCACCAGTAGGAGGCGTGCAGGACGTAGTCCTCGTCGGGAATGACGTCCTCCATTCGCTTCAGGCCGATCCGCTTGCCGAGAGACTCAACCAGCTCGTAGTCGGTCTCGTAGTCGTGGCGGCTCATCGGGTCTCTCCTAGGTGCAGGGCCGCGGCCTTCTCGGCCTCGGCCAGGATGTGCGCCTGCCGTTTCTCCTTCGGGATGTGCAGCAGGTCCTTACGGCGGTCGTGGATGTCGGTCAGGTAGCGGAGGTACTCGCCGACGAGCTCGACCTTGGTGCGATCCCGGCCGACGCGGCGGGAGGGGACGTACGAGATCGACTTCTTGCCCTTGACGGCCGGTATGTCGCCGTCCTTGACGTCCCCGGTCGGGGACTCCCGGACTCGGCGCATGATCTCCTCAGCGCTCACGATGCCGTTGCGGCTCACCGCGCCCTCCTTCTATAGGTCTTGATGATGGATGCAATAACTCTCAGGATCACGGTCACAGGGCAGCGTCCTCCGGGATCGAGACGAGGGCGCCCTCGCGGATCGAGATGGCCAGGACGCGGCCGTCGCGGATGCCGGCCTTAATGGACTTGACGCCGTAGCGGATGACCTGCGAGAACTCGAAGATCATCCAGGCGCCCCACACGATGTCGAGCAGCCCGTCGGCCGAGGTAAGGGTGTGCAGGATCATGACGAAGATCGTGGCGCCCAGCGCCCAGTAGGCGTGGTTCAGGGCTCGGTTGGCGTAGACGGCGTTGGGGGAGGTCAGGGAGTAGGTTCCGGGCTTGGGGCTCATGATGATTCCTTATGGGTGGTGCTGATTGATAGGTGTAGGTGATTGGTAGGTAGCGGCCTCAGGCGGCGGCCCCGCAGTCGCAGTACTGCTCAGGCTTCTCGCAGGACGGGCAGTACCGATCCCCGGTCCACGGGTCCTCCAGGACGCCGGTCAGGCTGTACTCGCGGTAGGCGCGGGCGAGAGCCTTCTCGTCGGTCACGTACATCTCGTTGCGGTACGCCTCCCACTGCGCCCAGCGCTTGCGCTGCGCCCGCATGGAGCCTTTGCGTGCCATTTCAGTACTCCTTTCCGCCGTAGCGGTCGTTCCTTTGATGGCTCAAGACTACGCAGCGCGTATGCCGCGATGCAAGCCCCGGTAAAGTTCTACCCCAGTGACTTGAGTCACTGGGGTAGATTCCGTTGGAATTGCGCCGATTTATGGGCTAGTAGCCGCGGTAGTGAGCCCGGATGGCCTGCACGGGGCGCTTCTCCCCGTCCACGTAAACATTTGCGGACGTCTGCCAAAGGTGCCAGCCCCGCTCATGAAGCATGGCGATGGCGTCCAGAATCTCCTCGAAGCGCTTCAGGCCGAAGGACGCGACGGTGATGTCCGGGACGTCATTCTGGCACAGCAGGGTCTCGATCGCCTTCCAGGCGTTCAGGCCTCGCACACGGTACCCGCGGTCGAACACGGGGTGGGCGGAGCCGCCCTCCTCCCAGGCCCTCTCAAACGCCTCCTCCGGCGTCAGCAGGGGCAGCTCATTGAAGTCGCGCACCTTAGGCCTCACCTCCGTTCTCGTCACTGCTCTCGTCCAGGTCCCGCTCTACAGGCCCGTCCTCCCCAACGGCGATCAGAGTGTACTGCCGGCCGCCCCGCCCGCCCTCGGCCATGATCCAGCCGCGGGAGATCAGCCGGTCAAGGGCCTCCTTGGTACGCTCCCGGGGGAGGTCGCCATCCACGATGGCGAACAGGTCCCGGGAGCCCAGCCGGATGCCGACCTCACCTCGGAACGCGCCTACGACGGTGTCCTCGTCGTCCTGGCGCTGGGCGATCTTCTCCACCGCCTTGGACATGTCCGTGAAGTCGAGCTCGACCCGCCGCTCGGCGTCGTTCACGTCCTCGCCGTCGGAGTTCAGGACGCCCCCGCCTCCCGAAGGCGTACGCCGCGGGGGAGTGATGACGAGGGACGAGCGCCCCTCAGTGCGGCTGTCGAGGGTGACCACGCCGGCCACCTGGGCCTTTCCGCGCCCGCCGGTCTTCTGGGAGTGGGCGCGGACCTGGCCGGGCCTGTCCTTGAGGACGACCAGCTCCATCTCACCGACGTCGCCGGGCATGGGCTGCTTGATCGGCCACACCTGGAGCAGGGTGCCCTGCACCATGGCGACCTTGTGCTGGGAGCCGATTGGCATTGAGCCCTTCTCGGCGCTCTTGGCCTGGTGGTCGATGATGATGACGGTCGAGCGCCCGTTGCGCGTCAGGCGCTTCAGCCACGACGTGATGACGTCAGTGCTTACGGCGTCGTTCGCGTCCAGGCCGTGCAGGCCGTAGAGCGCGGTCATACCGTCGGCCACGATGATGTCTGGGTCGAGCGAGGTCAGGGCCATGTCGAACTGGTCCTGGGCGAACTCGCCGGACTTGGTCGGCTGGTCCTTGCCCCACTTGTTGCGCTGCATGTCGGCCAGCGGTCCCTCGGGGCGGATGTAGGAGAACTGGGCCCGAAGATCGTCGTCCGCGGCACCCAGCAGGCGCAGGCGGTTCAGGGTCTGAACCGGCTCGTCCTCGAAGTCTAGGTAGAGGGCCCGACCGCCGGCTTCGATCTCCTGAAGGCAGATCGCCATGGCGATCCACGACTTGGCCGACTCCGACGATCCGAACAGCATGTTCACGCGGCCCCGGTACATGAGGCAGGCGCCGTCGTTACGCCGGCATACCTCGGGGTCCGGAACGGTGAGCTTCCCGGTCAGGTAGGGCTCCAGGTCAACCGGGCTCCAGGACGAGGGGCGCGCGTCCAGCGGGTCCAGGTCCTCACGGACGTCCTCGTCGAGGTCTTCCGCCTCGACGTCGTTGGCAGGGCTCCCGCTAGACTCCACCCCCTCCGAACCGTGCTCGGGACGGATGGCACCTAGCGAGCGAGGCTCCGCATTGTCATCAGCCTCGACGAACTCCGGCGCCGGTGCGGCATCGTCCAGCTCGATCTTCAGGCCGTCCCACTGACGAGCCCACGGCGGCTGCCAGCCGGGAACGTCGCCGGCCACGTCCGGCACGAATCCGGCCACGGCCTCCGCGTCGCGCACCAGGCGCTCGACGATCTGCACGCTCTCCTCCCCGATGTACTCGGCCAGGCGGGTGAAGCCGGTCGCCTCCCCGCCCTCCCGCAGGCGGCGCTTGGTGGTGTAGATCGCCTCGCGCTCGCGCTGCTCGGCGCCGTCCTCGTCGTGGGTGGCCAGGGCCAGGGTACGGATGACGAGGCCGGCGTTTCGCTCCCAGAACGGGTGCACGGTCTGCGAGTCCCCGTAACGGAGGAGACCGCCGGCGAGAGAGACATAGGCGTCGTGGCGCTGGCCGGGGCCGGGCCAGGCGTCCAGCAGGACTGCGCACAGCCCGAGGAGGATGACCTGAGCCAGCAGCTCGGTGCCGTCCACGAGGGTGGGGCCCTCCTCGCCGCCCCACGGCTCGCCCTCCCACTCGTAGGTCTCGGCCGTGGCAGGGTGGATTGACGGGGGCACGAGGGTCTGCGCCCCGTTGCCGCGAATCTCTACCGACACGCCGGAGCCGCGGCCCGAGGCGTCAGGAATGCGTAGGCGCCGCG